CCAGAAGAACCCCCGGACGATCGTGCGCTCCGGACACGCCCGCGGCAAGGACTTCGTCGCTGCGGTCGCGATGCTCTGCTTCCTCTACCTCTGCTACCCCTCCAAGGTCTTCGGCACCGCCCCCACGTTCCGCCAATGCACCTCGATCATGATGTCGGAGGTCGCGACCCTCTGGCGCAACGCGAACGCTGGCCTGCGCAACGCAGGTCTGCCCGGCCTCGGGGGGCGCCTCCTGTCCGAGGGGATCAAGTTCGATGCCGACCCCAACTGGTTCCTTGAGGTCTTCAAGGCGGGCGAGAACTCTCAGGAGTCCTGGACCGGTCTCCACGCCCCTCACGTCCTCTTTGTCGTCACCGAGGCCTCGGGGCTCGCCGACAAGATCTACAATGACATCGAGGGCAACCTGACCGGGGTCCGCACCCGTCTCCTCATGGTCGGGAACCCGAACCAGACCGACGGCACCTTCTACGAGTCTTTCTACGATAAGCGGTACTCGCAGTTCGCTCTCTCCTGCCTGGACGCGCCCAACGTCGTCGCCAAGAAGATCCTGATCCCGGGCCAGGTCAACTACGAGTGGGTAGACGACAAGGTGGGCGCTCCCGGCTGGACGATCGCGATCTCGCCCGAGATGGTGGATCCCGAGAAGCGGGACTTCAAATGGAACGGTAAGTGGTACCGCCCGACCGACCTCTTTCTCATCAAGGTGCTGGGCGAATTCGCGATCGAGGGCGACGACTCCCTTATACCGCGCGCGTGGGTAGAGGCCGCCGAGCTGCGCTGGGTGGAGGCGATGAAGAACGGCACGCTCCCGAAGATGTGCGAGAAGGAGCCCCTCAAGCTCGGGGTCGACGTCGCCGGCATGGGCGTGGACTCTACCGTCCTCTGCCGCCGCTACGGGGACGTGGTCAAGGACCTCGTCGTCTACGGCCGCAAGGACCCGATGCAGGTCGCCGCTTCCGTGCTCATGGTCCTGTCCGAGGAGCGGGGTACGGGGTTCATCGACACGATCGGCGAGGGCGCCGGCGTCTTCTCGAGGCTCAAGGAGCTGAAGCAGGACGTGATCTCGGCCAAGTTCTCGTACGCCGCGCGCAACAACCGCAAGGAGCTCCTGACCGACCGTACCGGCGAGCGCTCCTTCTGGAACATGCGCGCTTACTGTTACTGGGCGGCCCGCGACTGGCTGGACCCGACCTACAACTCGAAGGCGATGCTGCCCCCGTGTCAGGAACTGAAACAGGATCTCTGCGCCCACCGCTGGAAGACGCGGAAAGCGGACGGCAGGATCCTGATCCGTGAAAAGGACGAGGTCAAGGACGTGTTGGGGCGATCGCCCGACTTCTCCGATTCCTTCGTCTCGACATTCTTTCCCAAGCTCACTGCGGGCGCCTTCGTCGGCCGCCCCTTCAACGTGATACCGTAAGGAGAAGACCATGAACATGCTCTCTATCATTCCCGGCGCCGTACGCTCCCGCGTGGAGCGGCTCGCGGTGCAGCACCTGACCCGCAACGGGGGCGTGCGCTCGCTGCCGGAACCCGAGCGGGTGGCCCTTGCCGGGGACATCGCCAGCCGGGAGGTGTACGAGGGCCTGCCCGAGGCGGCACGGAAACAGATCGCGCGGCAGGTCTACCAGCACTACACGATCCGCGACATCTCCCTCGGCGACCTGGAGCTGACCGTCACCGACACGGATGCCGGCAACCCGTACCGTTCCTACGACGGCCAGGTTCTCGAACTCTCCCGGAAGTACGAGGGGATCGCGACTTGGGGCGTCCAGGCTGCCAAGCCCTGCGTCGACCTGCGCGCCGCCTTCACGATCGGGTCGGGCATCAAGGTCGTGGGAGACGCTCCCGAGGTCGCCTACATTCGCGAGTTCATGGAGCAGAACAGGCTCGACCAGGACATGCCTCAGGAGTGGGCCCGGGAGGGCGAGCTCGAGGGCAAGGCTCTGGTCAAGATGTTCTGGGACAAGAAGCTTGAGCAGGTGGTCGCGCGCTTGCTGCCGTGGGGCGAGGGCGGAGTGGGGTACACCGTCAACACCGCCGACGACGACTACGGCGTGATCAAGAGCGCGACCTACCAGATCGACAAGAGCACCGTCACCCTCAAGCCCGAGGACTTCGTCTACGTGAAGCTGTCCGGGCGCGTCCACAAGATCAACGAGACCCCGCCCAAGTGCGCCACCGTGCTCCTGGAGTTCGAGTCCCTGCACAAGCTCATGGACAACTGGCGGAAGATCAACAACCTCTTCGCCTCCCCGACCCCGACGGTGCAGTGCGACGATAGGGAGCAGGCCGAGGAGGTCTACCAGGGCCTGAGAACGATCCGCTGGAAGATCGGGAACCTGCTCGTCGTCACCGGTCGCTACCGGCTCGTGGGCATGGAGGGCGACTGCGCCTCTCTAGAGAAGGAGGGGCAGCAGGTCCTCAAGACGATCTCGATGCACACCGGGATCCCGCCCCAGTTCCTGGGGTGGCCCGACATCCTCTCGAACCGTGCCGTGGCAGAGAACACGATGGAGCTCGTCGCCGCAGCTACCCGCCAGGAACGTCTCCTCTGGCAGGGGGGCTACACCGAGATCTTCCGCAACGCGATCCGGAAGCTGAACGAGTTCGGTGGGGGCAGCCTCAACCCCGAGAAGGTCAAAGCCGAGATCCCGGAGGTGACTTCTGTCAAGTTGGCGGAGTTGTCAACGGTCTGGCTGCCGATCTATATGGCCAACGGGATCAGCCTGGACACCTTCTTGTCGAAGATTCCAGACGTTGACGTTACGGACGAGAAAGCGCTGATCGAGGCCCTGCCTCCGCTCGAGCCTTCGACCCCGGCTGGCGAATAGCGTCACTTTTTGGCTTGACAGCGCAAGGTTGGGTCTGCATTGCTACCCTCACGGAGGGTTGGCGAATGCGAACCCGAATTGCGCTCCAGATCCAACATTTGGCGAAATCTGAACTGAGAGCTCTTATTCCCGACAGCGAGATCGCTTGGCTGAAGGAGAAGGATCCCAATCCCGTCTTCAAGGTGTTCGCGGTGGGGCAGGAGGGCAAGGCCGAGGGTATGCTGCTCGGCGCCGGGAAGCGCGTCCTGCAGTACATGCAAGGCGCCGTCCGGGCTATCGCCGAGCACCTCTTCTCCGGGACCCCCGCCTTCGCCGGCCACGCGACGGGTACCAACGAGCACGGTGGCCGGCTCCGGGTCGGGGAGGTGGTCGCGACGGCGGTCCGGGAGCTCAAGGGTAAGGTGAGCGCCCTCGCGGCCGTGTACATCTACCCCGAGTTCCGGGACCATAAGCTGGACGTGGCCTCGATCGAGGCGGAGGTGACGGGCGAGGAGGACCGGGTGTTCGACGTTCACCGGGTCACGGGTCTCGCCCTGGGAGACGGCGACATCGAACAGCCTGGCTTTGCTGGGGCTACCCTGCTTGGCACAGTACAGGCGTTCATCGACAAAGCGCAGCACCAAGGAGGCGGCGGCATGGACAAGAACGAGGTGAAGGCGGCGGTCAAGGAACTGAAACTCTCCCCATCGGATCTGTTCGGCGAGGACGACCTGTTTGCGGACGGCACGGTGAAGGTGTACGTGTCCGAGCAGAAGCAGGCGGGCTTCGCGGCGGCGGAGGGACTGCAGGAGAAGCTCGACACGACGCGCGAGGACTTCCAGAAGAAGATGAAGGCGAAGGACGACGAGCTCGAGGGTCTCCAGACCCGGGTCGTGCTCTCGAAGACCACCGAGGTCCTCGAGAAGGTGGCTGGGGAGGAAGAGGTCACCGATCCCCAACTCAAATTCATGAAGGGGCGGCTCGAGACCTTCTCGTCCGACGCCAAGAACGCGGACGAGCTCCAGGTGGCCGTCAAGGAGCACGTCACGAAGGAGCTGGTCGAGTTCGGCAAGATGGCCGACCTCTTCGGGGCGAAGACGGGAGACGGCAAGGAAGACGACACATCAGCGAGTCCGGCCGGAGACGGTACTGGCGCCGTGGACGGGTCGGACCTTACAGATCCGAAGAACAACGATCTGATCCCCGCGTAGCGTTTGCCGCCGCGGGCACCCCATGAAAGGAGAGAGGAACGATGGCACTGAAGCTGAGATGCCCTGTTGCATCCACAGAGGCCGTGACGGTGACCGCTCCCTCGGGAGGGTACGTCGCCGGCGAGATGGTTACGCTGAACGACTGCATTGGCGTTGTGGCAACGGCCACCGCCGCCGCCGCACTCGCCGCAGTCTTCATCAAGGCGCCGAAGATCGTTTTGGCCTGCGCAGCCGCCGCTACGGCGGGCTACGCCGTCGGGGAGAAGGTCTACTACGACGGCACGCAGATCACCGAAACGGCAAGCGGCGCCACCCTTTGCGGTACCGTGAATGTGGCCTCTGTTGTAGGCGCCACCGAAGTGAACATCAACTTCGACGGTCGCCTGGGGATCACCTCGTAAGCGATCCCCTCTTCCTCGGCGCATGAGGCGTCGAGCACACTGCAGCAAGGAGACACAATCATGTACGGCAAAGGAAGCGTGATCAGCGACTGGTCCAAGGTGGATCTCAACACGCCCCTTGGCCGGAGAGCCTTCATCGGAGCGCTCACCCACTACATGCAGGGTCCTACCAAGGACAATGACATGACGGCGGCGCTCGGGCAGGTTCTTCAAGACCCGAAGGTCATCCAGCACTTCACGACCGCGGGCGACTTCCCGGATCCGGTTCTCCGGATGCTGGCGAAGTACAACCAAGTCCCGGCCTACGACACTGGCTACGAGCGAGTGTTCGACATCCGGGACTACACAAACTCGGACCGTTCCGGCTTTCTGATCAGCGATGTGACCGAAGGCCTGACGTTCGACGAGATCCCCATCGGCCAGAAGGTGGACATCTACAAGTTCACCGGCACCCGGACGCAGATCAACTTCGTCCGGTATGGCGGGGGCCTCGGAATCGACCGCACGATGCTCGACGACCGCGAGTGGCTCGCCGTCGAGGATCAGGTCGTGGCATTTCGGAACAACGCCTACTTCAAGAGAGCGAGCGTGTTCTACGCTCTCATCGAGGCGTTGTCGGCGACGTACAACGTGACGTGGCAGGCGGTCACACCGACCAACCTGCCGAACACCGACGCGAACTACGACGCGATCCGGGACATGAACACGATCAACGAGTCCTGCAGGCAGATCATCAACGCCTGCGAGGCGCTCGGTCTCGGCATCTCGATGCAGACGAACTTCGTCCTGCTCTGCCCGCTCCAGCTCTATGCTCGGATGCGCAGAGCGGTCGGGGTTCTGAACGCCGGCATCGCGGGCACGAGCTTTCAGGGCCTGAACTGGAATATCGATATCGTCGTAACGAACATGCTCGCAACGACGACTTCGTATTACGTCATCGCCCCGAAGGCGAAGCTCAAGGGCGGGATCCGCCAGGAGCTGTCGGTATTCGGCAGCTTCGACCCCGAGTCCTACACCGATATCGCAGTCGGCTGGATGCGATTCGGCGGAGCGCTCGCGGAACCGAGACAGCTACGCCGCTGTGCGGTTTCCTAAGCGTTCCTGGGCGCTGGGTTTGGCAGCGGTAAGGGGGAGGGGTTTGCCGCCGCGCCCCTCCCCCAACTTCCTAAAGGAGATTCCCCATGCCTCTCGACAAGGTAAGGGCGGAGCGTCTCCGCAGACGGCGGCGCGGACTTCCCGAAAAACGAATCATCAATAAACCGGAATGGCGGCACGCTCTCGACGTTGAGGGCGTGGAAGACATCCAATCCCCTCACGGGGAGCGCCAACTGCTCTGGCGCCATCTGCCGCAGGGAGCCTGGAAAGGCGGTCGCGCCTTCCTCGTCGGCGGCGGTCCCAGCCTCAAGAACTTCGACTGGGACTTCCTCAAGTACGAGCTCTCGATCGGGATCAACCGGGCGTTCGAGTACTACGACCCCACGATCCTCTTCTCGATGGACTACCGTCTCTGGGGCTGGATCGAGTCCAACAAGCTGGGGGATCGTTCCCGTGAAGCGTTCCTGCGCTCGACGGCGATGAAGACGTGGCTCCGGACCTCGGACTACGACCTCGCACCCGAGATCTACTACCTGAAGTGCCACCCGAACCCGAACGGCATGTCGCCCTCGATCGTCGAGGGGCTCGGACACGGACAGAACTCCGGGTTCGCCGCCCTCAACCTGGCGATCTGCCTCGGCGCCAATCCGATCTACCTGCTCGGCTACGACATGCACGGCGAGGGCGACAGCCAGGTCTGGTTCCACGACGGCTACCCCTCGGTGCAGGGGTCGAGGGTGTACGAGAACTTCCGCGGCTTCTTCGACAAGGCTGCTCCCTGGATCAAGGAACGGACCCGGGTGATCAACCTGAGTGAGGAGAGCGCCCTCGAGTGCTTCGAGAAAGGAAAGCTCGCCGATGTCCCCCAAGTGCGTAGGCCGGTCTTCGTTTCATTCTACACGGAAGGGACGCCGTATGAGGATGAAGTACCGAAACTGCAGGGTACACTGCGCAAGTTCTCGCTGGAGCACTCGATCAAAGGAATCCCGAACGAGGGCAGCTGGGACCTCAATACATACAAGAAGGCGGAGTTCCTGCGCACGTCTCTGGACGAGCACGGGGGACGCGACGTCGTTTGGGTGGACGTGGACTCCCGTGTCTGCCGTTACCCGGCTCTGTTCCAGGACTATCCGCACGATCTGGGGGTGCATTCGATCGATTGGTCTCAGTACAAGAGGCGCGCGGGCTGCACCGAGCAGGAGCTCGACAGCGCGGTGATGTACCTCAAGAACACCGCCTCGGTGCGCAGCCTTCTTGATCGCTGGGTGCGTCGTAACCGGGAAGAGGGCGCGAAGCCTAAGCCTCAGTGGGAGCAGAAGAACCTACAGGAGGTCCTCGTGCATCCAGATGGTGTCGACGTCCACAACATCCCCGCTACCTACTGCCAGATCTTCGACCTCATGGTCGAGGCTGGCGAGCCCGTCATCGAACAGACCCAGGTCTCGCGCCGGTTCAAGAGTCTGATCGCCCCCGTGCGCGGTCAGGGGACGCCGATCCGGGAGCAGACCCAGGCCTCCCTCGCCTGCTGCAAGCAACAGCGCGTCTCGACCGCGGAGTACGACTTCAGCATCGGCGTCACGCGCGAGCTTATCGACACCCTTGGCGAGGAGGCTGTGCGCTGGTCGATGCTCGGGTACAACGGAGAGGAGATCTTCCGCAAACTGCTCGCGGACGCCAAGCCCACCATCGCCCTTGAGATTGGCACCTTCCAGGGCGTGTCGTCGTCAATCATGGCCCAGCACGCAGAGATGGTGGTCACGTTCGATATCCTCCTGCAGCCCGCCCGTAATTCAGTCTGGGAGGTGTTCAAGGTGCGCGACCGGATCGCGGCCTTCATCATCGACAGCGACGACGCCCTTGACGGGGCGATCAAGCACCTCGGTCTCCGTCCCGATCTCGTCTTCGTCGACGGGAACCATTCCTACGAGTCCGTGAGCGCGAACTTCAAGACCGCCCACGACACGGGGGCGAAGACGATCATCTTCCACGACTACCGGCCGGGGTCGAATCACGACCACCGGACCGTGCGCTTCGTGGACGCAATCCAGGAGGGGAGTGTGGAAAAGGTTCCGCCGTTCGCTTGCTGGCGCGCGTGATGGGCCCCCATGCATACGACTGGGCAGGACTCGTTGCAGTGATTGCGCTGCTGCTCCTGGCCCAGTTTCTGAGAGGGAGAGGACGATGAGCGAGATTGTGAAAGCGCTGGTCTACACCGGGCCGCATTGGATGGATGCGCTGACGCCGCAACAGGTCAAGGATCGGGCGGCTGCGCACGCGCACTTCCAGGAGAAGTACGATGCCCGCAGCCAGGAGGGCGACGTCGTCTGCGTCTACAGAGAGGAAGAGGCGGCGGGGGAGCCCGTCGCGCCCGGTCGCCCCTTCAAGATCGTTCACCTCCCGCACCTGGCGCTGAAGGACGCGAAGGTTCTCGAGGAGTCTCTTCTGGATGGGGACGTCCTCAAAGCGAAGCGCAAGCACCGGATAGACTTGGCGGGAACTTCCGAGGTCGATGGGAAGATTGCGCTCACTGAAGCGGAGTTCGGCGCAAGGAAGACAACGAAGACTGTGGCGGCAGTGGCTCCGAGGTAGGCTATGGCGACCGTCGAAAGATACGTCAACACAGCGAGCACCCCCGGCGGGGACGGTACGACGAACGCCGAGGCGGGGGCGAACCGCGCCTACGCTTCGCAGTCGGAGTGGGAGGCCGCTGAGCAGACAGATCTCGTGAGCGATGGGGACGTCCACGTTGTACACTGTTCGACGGGCAGCGGCACGGCAGCGGACACGACCACAGTAACCGTGACGGGCTGGACAACCGGCGCGTCGAACGACATCACGATCCAAGTCGATCAGGACGTGCGCCACAACGGGGCGTGGGACACAACGGCTTACCGCCTGAGTGCGGCGAACTCCCACATCCTGACCGTCAACGAAGACTATGTCGCTCTTGACGGACTGCAGAGCGAGAAGACAGGTTCGAGCGCGAATGACCAGGGGTGCTTCTACATTACAAGTATCGGGTCCCCCAGCCAAGTGACGATCACGAACTGCATCGCCAAGCAGGCGGGGAACGCGAGCTATCGGGAGCCCGGGTTCCGGCTGCGGGATGCGGACCTCACCGTAACCGTGTACAACTGTGTTGCCTACGGCGGCGACGGGACCGTGACCCACAACAACAACTCCGGCATCGTGATGGAGGTCTCGGTGGCCAACGTCTACAACTGCACCACGGACGGTTTCTACCGGGGTATCCGGCGCACCTCGGGGACCGTTACGGCAACGAACTGTTTGGCGACCGGTTCGGGTTCCACCGACTTCTCGGGCACGATGACGGCCACGTACTGCGCCAGCGAAGACGCGACCGCCGACGACAACGGGGGCGCGGGCAATCGCATCAGTCAGACCTTCTTGTTCGTGGACAGCGCCTCGGGCGATTACCATCTCACGGTCGCAGACTTAGGGGCTCGTCTCTGGGGCACCGATCTTAGTGGGACGTTCACGACCGACATCGACGGCGAAACGCGGAGCGGGCTCTGGGACATCGGCGCGGATCAGGATTCTGTCGGGCAAATCGGACCGGAGCGCTACGTCAACACGGCGAGCTCGGCGGGCGGCAACGGCAGCACGAACGCTACGGCGGGCGACGACCGCGCCTACGCAAGTCTCGCAGAGTGGGAGGCGGCCGAGCAGTCCGACCTCGTAGCCGCCAGCATGGTCCACACCGTTCACTGCGAGGGCTCGGCGGCCGACACAGGCTACACCTTGATCTCGGGCTGGACCACGGACGCGGGGGACTACATCCATATCGTAGTCGACCAGGACGTGAGACACGACGGCAAGTGGGATGCGAGCGCCTATCGGATGGAGGTCGTCGGCAACTACAACATCTACGCTCTTGAGGGCGCCGTCCACGTAGAGGGCGTGCAGTTCCTGATGTCCGCGACGAGCTATGCGCTGTACCTGCGCGCGATCGCTGACGTTGCCGACTACGAGGTGGATTCCTGCATCTTCGACGGCAATGGCGTAAGCACTGCCGCCATCTACGCTTACACAGGGGCTGCCGGGTCGTCTGTGAAGATCTGGAACAGCCTCTTCTACGATATGGAAGAAGCTGTGACGATCGACGACGCCGACATCGACGCTTACATCCAGAACGTCACCGTTGTGACCACGACGGGGGCGGGGCGAGGTCTGCGGAACGCGAACTCGAACTCGATCAGCGCGTTCAACTGCCTGCTCGACTGTACGGACGCCTTCTACGGCACCTGGGTCGACAACGACGCAGTCAACGACTACAACTTCATCAGCGAAGACAACGTGGGCGAGGTCGCGATTGGCAGCAACGGCGGGTACAACGTCTCCTTCACTTACGAGGACTCGGGGTCTGACGACTATCACTTGGCTTCCGGGGACACGGGTGCGCTCGATCAAGGGACGGACCTCTCGGCGGGCGACATCGGTTTCTCCGACGACATCGACGCGGACACGCGATCGGGGACATGGGACGTGGGGGCGGACGAGTACGTTTCGGCAGGCGGGTTCGTCCCGTACCCCTACCCGCTCCATGAACTAGCAGGAGGTATACGAGAATGAGAGTCACACCGGGTTCCACGGACGTTTCCACATACTTCGTCCTCCGCACCGCCGCGGACGGCACCGCTACCACAGGAGCTACGATCACCGACATCGATCTCCAGTACTGTCGAAGCGGCGCCGAGCCCGCTGCAAAGGTGGACGCTACAGCGCTCGCAGCGACGGACTCCGCACACGGGGACAACCAAGCCATCGAGATCGACGCTACCGATCAGCCGGGACTGTACCGTGTGGACTGGCCCGACGCCGCCTTCGCCGCCGGAGTACGTGAAGTGACTCTCTCGGTTAAGCTGGCGAGCTCCTTCACCGAACACTTGCGGGTCGAGCTCACCCCAGTGGAATCCAATCTCGTCGAGATGGGAGGGGTCGTGCAGAGCGCCACAGACCTCAAAGACTTCGCGGACGAGGGCTACGATCCCGCAACCAACAAGGTGCAGGGTGTGGTGCTCGCCGACACCTGCACGACGAACACGGATATGGTGGGAACCGACAGCGCCGCCCTCGCCTCCGTCTGCACTGAGGGACGCCTCGCCGAGCTCGATGCCGCTAACCTCCCCTCTGATGTCGACGATGTCCTCGCCGACACAGGCGAGCTGCAGACGAATCAGGGCGCTTGGGCAACCGCTGCGGGGTTTGCGCTCGCGAGCGTGTGTACGGAGGGGCGTCTGGCCGAGCTAGATGCCGGGAACCTGCCGTCCGACGTGGACGACGTTTTGGCGGATACAGGCGAACTCCAGACCAATCAAGGTGCCTGGGCAACCGCGACCGGTTTCGCTCTCGCAAGCGTCTGCACCGAAGCGCGTCTCGCCGAACTCGACGCCGCGAACCTGCCGGCGGACATCGATGCGATCCTCGCCGACACGAACGAACTCCAGACCGACGACGTTCCGGGCCTGATTGCAGCGCTGAACGACCTCTCCAACGCCCAGGCAGAGGCCGCGTGTGACGCAGCCTTCGCGACCTACGACCCGCCCACGAAGGCGGAGATGGATGCCGTACACGTGACAACGGACGCCCTGATCGCCGCCCTTAACGATCTCAGTGCCGCCGACGTGAACGCCGAGGTCGTGGACGCCCTCGCGACCGACACCTACGCCGAGCCCGGTCAGGGAACGCCTGCCGCAACCGCTTCCCTTGCCGCCAAGCTCGGGTACCTGTACAAGATGCTGCGCAACAAGAAGACGACGACTGCGACGGCGCTGAACCTGTTCAACGACGACGCGAGCACCGTGGACCAGAAGGCCACCCTGTCCGACGACGGCACCACCTTCACGCAGACCGAACTGGAAACGGGGCCGTAAGATGGCGATCGACACTGCGGCAAAACGACACTCGGCCATGACGCGCTTTCCACTACCGGGGGTGTTCCCCGGCGGCGTCGGCGTGAGTCAGGCGGAGCGTCAGGCCGTAGTCTGGATCTACCGGGGCATTCCGGCTGCGGCCCCCGCCGCCCTCGTTGGTCTCGCAACCTTCACTGTTGAACGGGACCGCGACATTGTGGTAGAGCGTTCTCGTACCTTCGCGGCGGAGAGAGCGCGAGACTTTACGGTCGAGAGGAGCCCGGACAATGGCTGACCCCAAGATGCTCACCAAGACTTCGTACGACGAGCTGAACGTCGCTTTCGATCTCTCGGAGGCCCTCGCTTCCGGCGACACGATCTCCGCTGCGGCCGTCACCGTGCTCGACGCCGACGACGCGGACCAGGCGGCAATGGTCTCGGGTTCGGCCTCGATCTCGGGCACTACGGTGACGCAGAAGATCGTCGGCGGGACCGAGCCGAACTACTACACCTGTCGCCTCCGGACCGAGACCGCTGGCGGGGAGAAGTTCCAGGACTCGATCCTGATCCTCGTCAAGGACGCGATCGCCACCGCCGTGACCGGCAACTGGGCCACGGTCGAGGAAGCGAACGCCTACTTCGCCACCCGCCTCGGGGCTGCGGACTACTGGACCACCGACGTCGAGAAGGAGGCCGCGCTCACGACGGCGCAGAACCAGATCGAGTTCTCGAACAAGTTCTCGATCCCGGACTCGCCGACGGCGACCCAGACGGCGAACATGAAGAAGGCCGCGTACGAGCAGGCTCTGTTTCTCCTGATCGACGAGGGGTCCGGGCGCCGCGCCGCTCTCTTGGCGCAGGGTGTGATCAAAGCCGACCTCGTCGGGGAGACCTACCGCGGGGCCGCTGGGGGGGAGATCCCAATCGCTCCCTTGGCGGCGGGCGCGCTGCGGGGCCTGGCCAAGGCTTCCAAGGGAGCCTACGTCATCGATGTCAGCGACGAGGAGGACGACTGATGAGTACGGAACTCGCGATAGCGTTCATCGGGGTCTGCGGCGTCATCACTGCGGCTATCATCAAGATGCCGTGGAGTAAGGCGCTCCCCAGTCGCAGGAACGGGGACAAGAACGTCACCGACGACCTCTGCAAGGAGAGACGGGTGACGACCGACCAGAAGATCGATGGGCTGGAGCGGAAGGTCGATTCGGGGTTCGCGGACACGAAAGAGTCCCTGAACCGCATCTTCACCAAGATCAATAACGGAGTATGAGAGAGTGAGTCCCGAGCACAACGCACTCCCGGATCCGGAGCTCGAACTGTTCTTCGAGAAGAAGGTCGCCGCGCTCTCGTCCATCTTCCTGGCGAGTCGGAAGAGGCTGATGGCTTCCCTGGCCCTCGCCGACGACGGCGGGACCTCGGACCGGCAGATCATCGCCCAGATCGACCGCGAGCTCGAACGGCTCTCGACGGCGATCCGCAACAATGCCAAGGAGGCGATTGACGATGTCTTCGCCCACCAGCTCGACGTGGCCGGAAGACGCCTCTCAGACTTCGGAGCTCAGCCCCGAGTCGGTCTGCAGGGAGCCTTCTCACAGATCAACGTCGGCGCCGTTGCCGTTATCGCGGACCAGATGGCTGATGACCTACTGGTCGCCGCGGGGAGTGTGCGCCGGGAGTCTCGTACCTTTCTTAGGCTTACTCGACAGTCCGCCGTCGAGGAGGTCACGCTCAACCGCCTCATCGCCCAGGGCATGGTCGAGGGGGCTCCCATCAGGACTACTGTTCAGAGGGTAGCCAACGAGATCCGGACCCGTATCGGCAACGGACAACTCATAAGAGTCGGGTCGAAGCACTACAAACCCGAAGACTACGCCGCTATCGTTGCCCGGGTCCGGATCTCCGAGGCAGCCTCCCAGGCGGCGATCAACGCCACGGCCGCGTTCGGCGAGGACCTGGTCCAGGTCTCGGTACACGTTCACGACGACAAGAAGGGCGACCGCTGCCCGATGTTCGCCGGCCGCGTCTACTCGATCTCGGGCCGGAACCCGGACTTCCCAGTCCTCACCGCCGAGCGGACCCCGCCCTACCACCCGAATTGCCGCCATAGACTGCTTACGCAGACGCTGACGGCTCTCAAGGTCCGGGGGGAGTATGAAACCCTCTCCCGCTTCTCGAAGCGCTCAGAGGGCTTCTCTGGTGGGATTGCAGCCTATCAGGAGCTGTTCTCATGATCGACGCCTACCTGATCGACAGCATGAGCGTGAAGAGTCCCACCAAGGACAAGTGGGAGACCACGACCGCGACCACGACCAAGCGCAATGTCCGCTGCCGCATCAAGCGCCGCACCCGGACCGTGGTTGACTTTCAGGGGGAGGACGTGCTCTCCTCGGCCGAGGTCCTGGTCAAGTACTCGACTGCGATCGAGCACACGGACCTGCTTACCTTCGACGGGAGGGACCACACGGTCCTGGCGATCGAGGAGGACCGCGACTTCGCCGGACTCGCGAAAAGGGTGATGGTCAGATGACTCGGACGAGCGACATGCGCCTGGACCTCACTCCTCTGCTCGAGGGGCTGGACCTCTACATCGCCGCCGTTCGCCGGGGCGTTGTCGAGGGCGTGGGCGCCGCCAGCCTGCAACTGCTCACGGACTCGATCATGCAAACGCCCACGGTGCCGCTCAAGTGGGGCATCACCCGCAACTCGGGCTCGGTCTTTGTGAACTCGAAGTTGGTCACGACCTCCGAGGGGATCGCGGCCCAGTACCTGCAGCCGGATCGACCCCCGAACCTGAACCCGAAGCCGAACAAGACGTTCCGGATGCCGAAGTCCAAGACTATGGTCAGGGGAGTCGTCGGCTTCAACACGCACTACGCTTCCTGGCTACATGAGGGGCTCGATATCACGTTCTCGGAGCCCGGCTCGGGGGCGAAGTACCTGGAGTACAAGTTGGCGAACAACGCCAGGACCTACATGCAGATCGTGGTCGAGCACATTCGCAAGCAGCTCAAGAAGGAGAGAGGAGTCCGGGCAGCGCGCAAAGCTCTCAAGGGTAAGACGAGAGCGATCCACGCCGCCGCGACCCGGATGGACTGATGCTGAAAGAATTCGCAGAGTTTCTCGAAGACGAGACTTCGCTCACGGTCGGGACCGACCTCTTTGCGGGCTTCACGCCGCAGAGCGCCCCCGAGCGCACGGCGATCGCGACCATCAAGGACACTGGGGGTCCGGCGCGGATGCCGAGTCGGCGCACCGCCCCGGAGATCGACGCCTTCGAGAAGCACTTTCAAATCTTCGTGAGGGCCGGCGACTACCACGCCGCTCGGGATCTGGCCAGTCAGATTCACGACGCGGTTCACGGCATCGCCGGGGAGGACCTGCCTGTGGTGACATCGGGCGTGCAGTGGCACATCGACAGTGCCGAAGCCGTCACCACGCCGCAAGACCTGGGGCAGGACGAGAAGCTGAGACACAACTTCTCGACGAACTTCATTCTGCACGCCCAGATTCTGTAGGGAGGAGGATTCCGAAATGGGTGTGATGTCCCCGTTCAAGGACCTCGGCCCGTGTGAGGTCACGTTTGGAGCAACCGTGCTCCAGGAGAACATCGAGGCGGAGTTCTCTTTCGAGATCTCGACGGCCGAAGTCAATACCTCGCGGAACGGAACCGCCCCCGTCGACGAGATTGTCATTGGAGGTCGAGCGGAACTGCGCTTGCAGCTTACGCGCTTTTCGCTGGCCGAGCTGACGACGATCACGCCGGGAGCGTCCGGGACCTCCGGCACTTCAGGGAATCAGATGATGGTCAAGAGCGACGTCGGCACTTCGTTGCGCGACAACGCTCAGCAGATCCTCGTCAAACCCCTGGACGCCGGAGTCGCGACGGCGGACACGACGAAGTGGCTCACGATGTTCAAGGCGAGCCCGCGTCCGAACTACAGCTGGACGTTCGATGTGGACAGCCAGCGGGTCGCAGAAGTGATCTTCGTCGCCTACCCGGTAACGTCCGGGGAGGTGTCCGGAGTTCCGCGCAACGCGATGTGGAAGCTCGGCAGCGTCTAAGCCGGGACCGATGGGGGCGCCAGGACGCCCCCTGAATCTTTGTGAAGGAGAGAGCATCATGGTTTTCAACGCAGACACGGCGGCAAAGAGTTTCGAGCCGATCGAGGTCCTCCTCGACGGCAAGACGTATGCGGTGCCGGAACCGCTTACGCGCCAGATGATCGAGAAGGCGGACGCGCAGTTCGATATCCTCAAGCAGAAGGACTTCGATGGCAAAGACCCCTCGAACGTCTTCGCCAGGCGTCTTGAGATCTACTGTGGTATCCCGGTCAGGGCCTGGGAAGGGCACGATATCCGCGTTCTCATGGCGGCCGAGGACTACGTGCGAGGGGAGATCAACAAGCAGCTCACGGGCGGGGGCATGGACCCTCAGAAAGGGAAAGCCGCCACCAAGCCGCGGAGATAGCGGCCGCTTTCCCTGGACTGTTCACGCGAGACGAGCTGCTCGACCTCGATGCAAGAGAGCTGAGCTTCTGGCGCCGTGAGGCGGAGATCGCCTCCCTCGAGGACTACCGGCGCACGATCATGGCGGTGAATGCGGGATTCGGCGGCGCAGCGAAGGAGCTGACCAGAGTGCGTAACCAGATCAACACACTCAGATTCGGTATCGGCAGAACGAGACAGCAGGTCGTTGCCGAGAACTGGGCCGAGCTCCGGAAGGTGAGGCGAGGCTGATGGCTTTCGACGCCGGCGCAGCAATAGGCTGGATCAATATCGAGACCAAGAAGGCGAAGAAGGGCGTCGACGACCTCAAGGGGGGAGTCGACTCTCTCGGCAAGCGGGTCGAGAAGAACCGCGAGCACATTCGTAAGCTGGGCATCGCCATCGCCGCCGCAGGCGCCGCCGCCACCGCGACCGGCGTCATGCTCGCCAAGAGCTTCATCAAGGCCTCGAACGCGATCGAGCAGTACGAGCTCCGTCTGCGCGCCCTGCTCGGCACCCAGGCCGAGGGCGCTCGTCTCTTCAAGGAGATGGCGGACTACGCTGCCCAGGTCCCGTTCACCTACGAGAAGATCATGGAGTCGGCCACCGCCCTCTCGGGTATCATGGAGGACGGCGCCGACGACGTCATCAAGTGGATGCCGCTCATCGCCGACCTCTCTGCGGCAGTGGGACTCTCCATCGAGGTCACGACGGCGCAGATTGCGAGAATGTACTCCGCCGGGGCCCAGGCAGCCGACCGCTTCCGGGAGCGGGGCATCTCAGCCATGCTTGGGTTCAAGGGCGGAGTACAGTATACTGCCGAAGAGACCCGTAAGGTGCTGATGGAGTCCTGGACGAAGATGGATTCCCAGTTCAAGGGCGCGGCCAAGTCCCTCGCCACGACCTGGACAGGCATCATGTCCATGATCGAGGACAAGTGGTTCCAGTTCCGGGACGCTTTCATGCAAGAGACCGGGATGTGGGAGCTGGCCAAGGCGGGGCTGCAGGAGATCGACGACGCTATGGGGGCCGTTACCAAGTCCGTTGTCGCGTTCGGCAAGGAGAATAGAACGCTCACCTTCGCCATCGTGTCGGTAGGCGCCGCTCTCTCCGCAGCAACACTGTCGATGGGGACGTTCATGGCGATCGCCCCCTCGGTCACCAGTATCGTGAAACTGTGGCAGGCCGGGTTCTTCAGCTGGGGGGTCGCTGTCGGCGGCGTTGCTGCTGCACTCACAGCCCTGATCGGCGTCATCGTCGCATTCAAGGCGGAGCAGCGGGCGGCTCGTAACGAGATGGCGGCGGCGGCGAAGTCTGCTGTAGGGAACATGAACGCTGTGCTCGACCTCACAAGAAGGTACGAGAACGTCACGCGACTCATCGCCAAGTACGCTCTCGATACAGAGAAAGCCAAGACGCTCACAGCCGACCTGACCAAGGTGAAAGAGCAGCTGATCACGACGCTGGCCAAGGAGGGCATCCTGATCCAGGACTGGGTGGATCTCCAGCGCGTCGTGGACGAGATGTACTCTGCGCAGGTCGCCAACATCAACGCAGAGACCACCGCCCTCAAGAACGAGATAGCTGAGAAGACGAAGATGGTCCGCCTTGACTACGAGGTGTACGAGAAACTCCGCGAGGGCAGCTGGGCGCACGCTGAGATGACAAAGCGCATCACGGAGGAGACGAAGGCGCTGCGGGATCGGCTCTCGGTCGTCCGTAGCCTGCGCAGGGTGCTCGGCGAGGTCGGCAAGACTGGGGGGAAGCAGCCTATCCGACTCACCCCCGAGGAGTACGACGCCGCCAGCGTCCGGGCGGCGGTCACCGCCGGCATTGCTACGACAGCACAGGAGATGGAGCAGGCCCGCACCGCGATCGAGACTGCCAAGAAAGCCCTCAGCGATTACCTGCAGCTGATCGCCGATTACCCCGACAAGGCGGACGATCTGAAGAAGATCGATCTCCAGATTGGGGCCCGGAAAGCGCAGGCGGATCTCGACAAGCTCCTTGAGAACCAGGCCAAGGATCGGGAGAAGGCCGAGAAGAAATCCGCCGCCGCACTGAAGAAGTACCTTCGTGAGCGCAAGTCGGCAATGGAAGAGCAGATCCGTATCGAGACCACCGGCGCGGACACTCTCCGGGAGATCTCGCAGCGCGTCGAGATCCTCGGCACCGAGGACCAGTTCGACCAGCAACGCATCGCTGCCCGCCAAGCGATGGAGAACACGATCCGGGACGCCGAGGGGACGCAGGAGACGCTCGTCAAGATCTACGCGAAGGCGCAGCAGGGGTACCTACTCGTTCTCGAGGACGTTGACCAGGCTGAGGAGGACTTCGAGAGGAAGCGCCTCGAGCGCGAGAAGAAGAACGCCGACCGCATTGAAAAGGCCGCCCGCCAAGCTGCCATGCAGCGGGTTCGGATCGCGGCCCAGCTCTACAACGAGATCGACGAGAAGTCCCAGGCCAGCCACGAGTTCAACATGCGCCTGATCGAACTGCAGCTCGACGGCTACCGGAAGCTGGGTCTGGACCCCGGATTGGTCGGGCAGATCGGAGCGTATAGGAAAGAGCAGGAGCGGCGCCGCCACACCCTCGGGACCGGCACCTTCTTCGAGGGTCTTCGCCTTCAGGCCCAGAAATCCCAGGAGGAGATGAAGTCAGGCGCCGAGGTCGCGGTCCGGGCCTACCAGGACATGGAGACGGCCTGGGGCTCCTTCTTCGAGAACTCGATGTCGGACCTGGACTCGTTCGGGGACCACTTCCGGCAGTTCGCCCTCGATATCCTCAGCGCGTGGCGCAAGACGGTCGCCCAAATGGCGGCGCAGCAGATGATGCTTGCCCTCACAGGGAAGCAGGGCGCAGGGGGCGGGGGCGGCGGGTTCAACTGGCTCGGTCTCGTCGGGCTCCTCGGGTCCCTCGGTGGGGTCCTTGGGGGTATGGGCAGCTGGTTCAACGCCGGCGGGGGCGGGGGCGGGGGTCCGATCGGAGGAACGATCGGTCTCGGCCCGACTAACATAGCCCAATACCCGGACGCCTTTCAGCCTACGGACGGCATTGGAGGTCCTGGGGTCAATTCTCAGACCCCAAAGGAGCAGCCGGTTGTGATCTACAACATGATCACCAACGAGGCCGTCGCTGCCTCGATGCAGTCCCGGGAGGGGCGGGGGGTCATCGTCAACGCCGTCAACCGCGACTCGCTTGAGAACGGCGTCACCCGGAGAACGATCCGGAGAGCTGGAGCCTGACATGGCAACCTTCACCCTTGACATCGGATCCTCGGAAGTCACCCGCTCGTACCCGAACCTCGTCACCACGTTCGAGAACCAGATGGAGCAGCGGCGCCAGAAAGCGTCCCGGGTGGTCGCCCGGTACCGGATCAAGAGCCCTGCCCTGAACGCGGCCGGCCTCGCCAACTGGAGAGCGTTCTTCGATGCCCGCACCGGGTCCCTCGAGAAGTTCGACATCACCGACGAGACCGACGACGCGATAGTCTCCGTGCGCATGGAGCAGGGCTCGTACCGGGAGACCGCAGCCCTCGGCCACTTCTTCGCCGAATTCGAGTGCGTTACCTGCAACGAGGACGGTCTGAGCTAATGCCCCGCGGAACCGACCCCTTCATCGCCGAGAAGAACCTGGAGGTCAATGCGCCGATCTGGCTCTACCGGATCGACACCGACGGCAACCCCGCCAACGACCTCCTGCTCGCGGAGTGGGACGTGGACGTTGTTTACCCAGCCTCGGGCGGGGACCTTTACCAAGCCTTCCCTGTCACACACAGCGGCCTCGAGAGCTCCTCCGACGGCAAGGTCGATGTGGTCGAGGTCACGGTCGCCAACGTCACCCGGTACATCCAGTCTTATCTGGAGTCCAGCGACGGCCTCCGCAACAGGAAGGTCGTCATCAAGCAGGTCTTCTCGGATCTTCTCGCCGACGCGGCTGCGTACATCGAGGACACGTTCTACGTGAAGTCGGTGACGGTGACCGACGCCGCTGCCGTGTTCCGTCTCTCGTCCAAACTCGACATTCTCAAGGTCCGCCTACCGCTCCGACGCTATGCACGGAACCACTGTCAGTGGACCTATAAGGGCTACGGCTGCTGGACCGCCACCGGGTCGGGAGGGGCGTACGTGGCCCCGTCCGGTTTCGAGGCCGCGAAGCAGCGCCTGATGGCCGAGGACGTCGTCGTCACCGGGGGCGACGTCGCTCTCTATGGCGTGCAGCAGGACCGGCAGGCGAACCAAGTCCAGACCGATCGGGCCGAGAAAGTCTTCGACGCGGTAGACTGTACGGGTCTCGGGGTCGGGGACGGGGTTCTCGTGATCGACCTCAAGTGTTCGGACCCAGCGAGGCTGACCTCCAATGGACAGCTCGAGCTCTCGTCCTCGGCCTCCGCAGACACGAACGAGTGGTACTACTCCGATCTCACCGGCCTCTCCGGCGATGAACTCAGCGGCAAGTCGGTCACCACCGCCTGGCAGACGATGGAGATCCCGCTCAGCGCCTTCTCGGCCACGGCGCCTGCCCCGACTGTCTCAGCGATGAAGCGCGTCTCCTGGTACAACTTCCAGTCCGCGCCCTGCTCGATCCATTGGCGCAACGCGATGGTGCGCTGGGGAGCAACGGACCTCTCGATCGCGGAGCGCTACTTCGACAGAGCGGTGGACTGCCGCGGTCTCGACATCACGGCCGGAGACCAGTACCTCTTCATCGACCTGCGCGTCTCCGATCCCCTCGACATGTCCGAGGCCTCGGGCGAGTTCAGCCAACTCGAGATCGGCAGCGACGTCCCCGACACGAACGAGATCTACATCTCCGCTCTCGGGGACAACATGGGGGTCACCGGAGGCTACGGCGCTGTCGGGACGACGATCACCGCGTCCTGGCAGACGTTCCAGATCGCGCTCAGCGATTTCACCGAGGTCGGGACTTTCGACATCAGAGCCGTCTCCCGGATCCGCTGGTACCAGTACGGGAGCGCGCCCCTCGCCGTCTACTTCCGTAACGCGTTCTTCTCTACCGCCGACGCGTGCGATCACACACTGCGCAACTGCAAGGCGCACCAGAACTCGGAACGCTTCGGGGGCTTCCCCTCGGTGCCGTTCAGGAACTTGGCGATCTCATGAGCAAGCTGACACAGATCGCCGAGGACATGCTCGGGACTCCCTGGGAGTCGGAGGGGCGGGGGGAAAGCATCGACTGCTACGGGCTCGTGATGCGCGTGCTTCACAAGCTCGGGGCGGCGATCCCCGACTTCCCGTACTCTCTTGAGGAGGCGCAGGAGAATCCCGGCATCGCGCTCGACCTTCTCTCCGAGATGACGAAAAAGATTCCGGCCCCAGTGCCGGGATGCGTTGTCCTTTTCGGCAGAGATAGCGTTCCGGACCACCTCGGTGTGATGCTGGAAGATGACCTGTTCCTGCACGCGACCTGCAAGATGGGCGTGGCGGCGTCCCACGTCGGGGAAGCCCGCTACCAGTCCAAGCTGATTGGGTACTACTGGGTCGAAGGGGTGATGGTATGATCTCCGTCCACGTCATCAAGAACCCTTTCGGCAACCGGGAAGAGGAGACGTTTCAGCAGGAGTTCGTGCGGCAAGGCTCCCGGATCTCGGACTACGTTCCGGCAAGGTACCTCAACGGGCAGTTCGCCGTCGTGGTGAGTAGCCGTCAAGGCAAGGTTCCCGAGGACGAGTGGGAGACCTTCTACGTCGAGGACGGACACGAGATCACTGTGCTGCCTGTAATCGAGGGCATCGAGTGGGCGGTCATCGGCGGAATGGTCATGGTAGGGCTGAAGGCCGTCGGCGCCGCTATCGTGGCCGCGGCTCCTTACCTCGCAGTGGCCTCGCTCCTCACGCAGGGGATCATGCTCCTCACCGCCAAGTCCCCCTCTACAGGCAGCCAAGAAGGCGGCGCCGACTCCTCTCCGACCTATGGCTGGGACGGGGTCCAGAACACGATGGACGTCGATGTTCCCGTCGCGGTCCCGTACGGCACTGTGCGGATGGGGGGCAACTACCTCAACACGTACATCGAGTCCAACGAGAACGACAACTTCCTCAACATACTCATCGGTCTTGGCGAAGGACCCCTGCAGAGCATCGCCGGGATCACCGCCGACACCGATGCCGGGGACAAGGACGCGATCGCCGACAAGATCCTCGTCGACGGCAACCCGGTCGACAACTACGACGACATCGACATCTTCATCCGCCTCGGTAACGAGAGCCAAGCTGTGGTCCCGGGCTTCACCGACATCCACGACCTCCTCTCGTTCGGCGACACGATTCAGCTCGACTGGGTCGGCAACCCCAACAATGACGAGTACCCAGAGGGCTACGAGCGCACGACGACCGGCGACGATGTCGAGGAGATCGTTCTCCACTTCAAGTGCCCCTCGATGTACAAGACGAACAAGAGCGGGATCCACAGCACCTTCATCCCGATGAAGATCTACTGGCGCGTGGTCGGGGGCTCTTACAACGTCGGGCAGGACTTCATGATGGGCCCGGCCCTCTCGATGTCGGCTATCCGGAGGTCGTACACGATCTCGAACCTGACCCCCGGGCGCTACGAGGTCAAGATCGAGATGTACGGGGGCGAAGCGCGCACCGACAACAACAAGGTCTGGGTCAAGGACTGTTTCCTCTACGCCTGGGACGAGGTTCGCTACGACAAGCACGTCTACCCGTTCACCGCGCTCCTCGGGCTCAAAGTCCTCGCGACCAGCCAGCTCTCCGGGTCCCTCCCCAATATCACGGTCGCGGTCGAGGGACGCAAAGTCGAGACCGCAGGCAACCCCGACATCTTCTCCGAGAACGCGATCTACTGTCTACGGGAGCTGTTCCTCAACACCCGTTACGGCGCTGGGCAGTACATCTCCGCCGAGCATATGCCGCTCGCGGACTACGCGACCGCAGCCGCTTACTGTGACGCGGCCGAGTTCATCGAGGGGGGCGCGGGCGACACCGAGACCCGCCACGTTTTCGGCTTCGTTCTCGATGCCTTCACCCCGGCCCTGGACGTCGTCGCCAACGTCTGCGCTTCCATCAACGCCTGGGCTGTCTGGAGGAATAACACAATCCAGTTCGTCTTCGATAAGGCGACCACCGCCACCCAGCTCTTCACGATGGGGAACGTTGTAGAGAACTCGCTCCAGATCGAGTACGTCGCGACGGGAGACTCCACCAACACTCTCGAGATCCAGTTCGCCGACGACGCGAACTACTACCAGCGCAACACTGCAATGATCCGGGACGCGACCGCTTACTCGAATGGGGACCCGATCCGGAAGGACACTTCGTTCCTGCTTGGCGTACACAGGTTGTCGGAAGCGATCCGGGTGGGGATCCAGTCGCTGCAGAAGCAGAGGCTCTCGACGAAGGTCGTCAGCTTCAAGGCGGGCATCGACGCCGTTACCTGCGTACCGGGAGACGTGATCTACGTTGCGCACGACCTGCCGATCTGGGGCATCGCCAGCGGGCGCGTGAAGGCGGGCGCCGCCCAGACCGTCACCCTCAAAGAGCCCGTCTCCCTGCCCCTGGTCTCCGGGCGCACCTACAAGATCCTCGTGCGCCAGACAGCCGACGATGCGCTGGAAGAAGCTACCATCACCGACACGGGCGATATCGCCGCTGGCACCGCGATCAACATCGCCGCACCCTGGTCCGTAGAACCGGTCGCGTTCGACGTCTTCTCGATCGGGTACACGAACGTCGAGAAGAAACCGTTCCGCGTCATGGAGATGGAGAGGACCAGCGACACCGAGGTTCAGATCTCCGCGACGGAGTACAGCGCTGCCGTGTACGACCTCTCGGGGTCCGTACTGCCTGTCGAGGAGTACTCAGGCCTCCCAACCCCCAACCGGCCCCCGAAGCATGTAGAGAGCCTCACAGCGTTCTCCGGTCCTGGTTACGTCGCCGCCGTCTACCTCTCCTGGGATGTCCCAGACGCCGAGGTCGGCTACGGCTGGCACAACCACGTCGACATCTTCACCAGCACCGACAACGAGACCTGGAAGTACGAGCTCTCCGTTACAGGGAACACGCACATCCTCCGCAACATGGTGCCGGGAGAGCGGATCTACCTCCGGGCGCTCTCCTCGACAGCGCAGGGGATCAAGCCCGATCTCTCCAACGCGCCCACCACCAGCGTCGTCGTCGCTTTCCCGACCAAGCCCGAGGACGTGAAGGGGCTTGAGATCTCGGGGCAGGGCAACGACCAGACCTTCGTAGGCAAGCACGTCGAGTTCTCCTGGCGGGAGGTCGGGGCCCTGGACGAGGATCCGCCCGCCGGCGAAGAGGAGACCGGCGCCGGGGCAGGCGTCCGCAGCAGCTACTTCCAAGGCTACATCGTCCAGATCTGGGACAATACAGGCGCTCTCCGCCGCACCGAGTTCGTTGCCGAGAACCGGTACCTGTACACGTTCGACAAGAACGCGATCGACAACGAGGGAGTACCGATTAGAGCGTTCACGATCGCGGTCTGGGCCTACGACAAGTTCAACCAAGTCTCGGAGAACTACGCTTCTCTGTATGTGACCAACGACGCGCCCGCAGCCCTGCCGCAGTACGTAATCTTGAACACAGCCACGACCTACAACGCCAACTGGAACGACCTGAGCCCGAAGCCGATCGACTTCGAGTACTACGTAATCCAGCGTAGGCTCAGCACCGAGGACTGGTCCAGCCCCAGGGTCGACTTCGGCGGTCGTGAGATAAGTCACTACCAAGACGGGCTCACTTCTGGTACATGGTACGTGAGGTCGGCTGCCATCGACTCTTTCGGCACCGCTGGCAGCAACTGGTCTTCGGAGCGGGAAATCGTTACCCCGTAGGAGGGAATCATGGCACAGTACACATCGACCACAGACGGGGGCACGATCTCCACCACAGCGGGAGCGAACACGCTCACCGGCACCGACACCTCCTGGCTTGCGAACGTCTCAGCCGGCGACGAGATCCTCATCGGAGACGACACGGTCTCCTACACAATCGACGCCGTCGCTTCCGACACCGCGATGACGCTGACTGCCAACTACCCGACCACGAGAACGAACGAGACCACCTGGATCGTCTTCCGCGACTTCACCGCCGCCTACGGTCTCCCGCTCGTCAACCAGGGCGACCTGCGGTTCGCTGACATCTACTCCCGAGCGATGCGTCTGATCGACAACGCTCTCGCCCAAGGCACGACGTGGATGGGGATGGTGATCGACCGCACGAACGCCGCCCCCGGCACCGGTCTCTCGGACGGGGACCAGTACCTCGTCACCGCCTCCGTTGCCTCGGGGGACCTCTGGTTCGGGTACGAGGACTACCTCGCAGTCTGGAACGCGGCCACTGTAGCCTGGGACTTCTCCGAGCCCGCGGACGGCTTCCTTGTCCTGGTCGACGACGAGGACCTGATGTACGCCTACGACAACGGGGCCTGGTCCTCGTGGTCGACGAACCTGTGGTCGTTCTCCGGGGACAGCGCCGGCCTCGGCACCTCGGCCCCGCTCGAGAACGTCGCCGGGGGAACGGCCGATTATACAGGAGACGGCGTCCACATCCTGACCGCCAACATCGCCCGCAACATCACAGAGGGCGACGGCGCCGGTCTGTACCTGATCGACACCGGCGGGTCCGCCGACACGAAGATTCTCGGGCTCTTTGTCAACAATGACTTTGCGCAGTTCCTGTCCCAGAACGACGACCTGACGAACCACGAGCTCAACATCCTGACGATGGACCTGGACAACGGCAGGGTAGGGATGGGCATCGCCGCTACCTCTGCCGCAGCCCGGCTGCACATTGACATGGGCACCGCAGACGGAATCCCCGCCCTGCGTCTCCAACAGGACGACGAGGACCAGCCCTTCATTCGCCTCGACGGGACCACGGACACCGATCTGTCGAAGAACCTCACTACGCAAGGCAACGCAGAAGAAAGCACCGGGGGCCAGGTGCCCGGGCCCGACTACTCGGACGGTTGGCGGCACCACAACATGGCACTGATGGACATCGGCGGCGCAGCGGTCTGGGTCGCTACCTACACCCACACATAGGGAGAGAACAATGCCGGTCACAGACATCGAAACCCGTAAGACGGACCTGGAAGCCGAGGAGTTCAAGGTGATCGCGTCCTGCGAGACCCTGCGCAGCGAGATCGACGCCAAGCGTGCAGTGCTCGGCGCGCTCGAGGCAAGGCACGCGAGCATCGTCAATGCTCTCTTCGGAGTACAGGAAGCGCTGGACGCCCACGAGGGCAAGGACAGCGATCTCATTGCGAAGGGGTAACGGTACCATGAGCGAGAACGACGGCGGCAGCGACCTCACCAAACTGAAGGCGCAGTTCTTCGACCTGCTCCGCACCGAGGAGCGGATCCAACAACAGAAGCAGGCGGTGCTCAACGCGATCCAGACGATCGAGAAGAGACCGCCCCCACCCCAGAAGGTCGAGCCTCCCCCGCAAGAGGAAGGCTCCTGATCCGGGATGCTCGTAAACCACGACCTCCGCTACGTGTACGTTAGCGTTCCCAAGGCCGGGACGCACACCATGTTCTACGTCCTGTCCAGGTTCTACGGGGGCCTCTGGCACAACAGGAAGACGGGACAGTACGAGCCCCCGAAGCGGGACAAGCACCCGCTCTGGATCGAGCGCTACGGGTCCGGGCCTATCTGCGTTCCCCACCACCCCCACGAGATCCCCCCCGAGTGCCGCGACTACTTCAAGTTCTCCGTGGTCCGGGACCCTTACACCCGAGCGGTCTCGGCTTGGCGCTCGACAACGCTCCCCGGCAAACACATCCTCAAGCAGTGCCCGAACCCGGAGAACCTCTCGCTCTGGCTCAAGTGGGCGACGGCGGTCAAGCACTACCACCCTGCGGTGCGGCGCCAGGTCGATCAACTCCGACCGGTCTCTCAGTACGACGCGATCCTGCACCTCGAGAGCCTCGCCGCCGAGTTCTGCTCCCTCCCCTTCTGGGACGGGCGGCCGAAGAAGTGGCCGGGCAGGGAGTCCGTTCTCACCCTCCCCGGGCAGTACTCGAACGGTCCCGAGGAGACGCTCTCCCCGGACGACGTCGCCCTCGTCAACAAGTTCTACGCCGCCGACTTCGAGGCTTTCGACTACAGGATGCAGGACCCATGATCGTCTGCCACGACCCCCCCTACGTCTTCATCTCGAACGCGAAGTGCGGCACCCACTCGGTCCACTGGGCCCTCACCACGTTCTACGGCGGCAGCGCTGTGTGCAAGGTCGGTCTCCGGATAGTGCCCCGGCAGGAGTACGGAAAACAGTGGAAGAGGGAGATCGGCGCCGCTGTCCAGCACCCGCGGTACGTTGCTGGCCACCCTAACATCGTCCCTAAGGAGTTCGCTACCCCTAAGCACTTCAAGTTCAGTGTTGTGCGCGACCCCTACACCCGGATCGTGTCCGCCTGGCGCTCGATGACGGGCCCCGGGAGGCGTTTCGAGGGCAAGGTACCGGGCAAGAACACCCTCCAGAACTTCATCTCGTGGGCTCTCACAACGAAACGGAGCTACGCAGCCGTAAAGCCCCAGGTCGAGCAGTTGGCGCCTTTAGAGAGGCTGCAAACGGTTCTGAGGCTCGAGAACCTGGCCGAGGACTGGAAGAAGCTGCCGTTCTACAGCGGGCAGCCCGAGTCCTGGCCGGCGAAGGACAGTGCTCTCTCGTTCCCGGGGGAGTACACGAACGGGCCCGAGGAAGAGCTGAGCCCGGAGGATGTCAAGATAGTCAATCTCGTTTACGCTCGGGACTTCGAGGCGTTTGGGTATCCAGTGCGGGAGGGGTGACCTTCCGCGCGGCGCGGCCACTGTCTTCGCGGCGGCGGTTCGCCCATTCTTTGCGGTGTTCTACTCTTGAGCGCCTGCGCAGCCCGAGATCGTCTGCCATAACGCCAAATCGGCGGCGCTCGGATTTCCGCCTCTCGCCCTCGCGCTGGTCGTCGCGCGCGGACTCGGCTGCTTCAAGATTCAGTGTAAGTGTCTCGATCGCGTCCCCTGCCTCGTCGCGCTCTTTGCGCAGGCGTCCTGTCATCGCGCACACAGGACAGTCTATTAGCGTGCTGTCGTACACGACCTCGCTGTGCCGATGTTCCTCCGTCCCGGTACAGGTGTACATCACTCTTCCTCCTTCGCCGCGCGAGTCAATGAATCCACCTCGACGTTCCCCCTGCCCGCACGTCGACATGGACCATGTTCTCGTTCTTCGAGTAGAGCCCGATGCCGCCGACGCGGAACGCCAGCACTACCCGAGCCCGCGCCGCGAGATCGATCCCGTGCATCCCACCGACCGTGATGTCGGCCGCCTTACCTTGGACGTGCTGGCTCGTCGGCTTCGATCCGATCGCCTGGTTGTGCTTCGCGCAGCGGAACCCGCTCAGGATCTTGATCGGTAGACTGAGTTGGTTCCTCAGCACCTGGAGCTGCGTCACCAGCCCCATCTCCACGTCCGCTATCCCACAGCAGGGGCAGCGGAACTCTTCCTTCGAGAAGTTCTCTGTTAGGTCACCCATCACGGTCCTCCCACTTTCTCCGCCAGCTTACTCACCTCGCGGGCGAGCTGCACGGCGGGATCGGAATCAGTCCCGTATTCCCCCTCCACCTCCACACCGTCCGGGTAGACGATCTTCAGTCTCAGGGACTTGTGCTGGAGCAGGCTCCAGTATGTTATCCCGTGACCCTTCGCATGAGTGCAGGCACTCCCCAGGAGCAGGAGCAGGCATAGGAAAGTCAGCAGTCTTCTCCACATGTTTCCACCTCCGTATATCGAAATCGAATCCGAGCGTGTTCACGATACCCTCTCCGGTGGGTGAATCTCCTCGACCGGCGGGCGCAGATCGGGATCCACATACTGCGGCCACGCGAGCCAGAGGAGTGTTGCCGCGATCAGGACTTGCACGGGTTCTCCCCCTCCTCTGGCAGCGCCCCCGCCAAGCGGACCATCGGGTGCTTGGCGGGCATCAGGAACATGTGGCCAACGGACTCGCCCTCGTTCACGTACTGCATCTGGTCGCAGTTATTGAACAAGTATACTGCGATCTCGTACCGAGCCTCATTAGGGACCGTCATCGGTGTGGCAAAGAGGCCATGCACAAGCAGCTCCGGGTTCCCGAGCACGACAGCCCAGTGCTCGCGCGGCAGCAGTACAGCGAAGTTGCACCGGACCGAGGTTACGACGCCGCTCTCCAGCTCCGTTGTCTCGGACGCCCTCAGCTCCAGCCACGGGTCCCTGGCGAACCTTCCGAAGTCCAGGTGCAGGGGACAGTCCTTGCGGACTTTGGCTACGACGATAGTCTGCATGAGATCTCCTTTGCCTGCGTCGAGGGGGCGTCCCGCTTGAGGGTTTGGCTGGCGATAGCCAGGCGGGCTGTGTGGTAGGGCTTGTGAGCGGGCTTGGCAAGGCCCCCTCGAGCGCAGTATGTCTTGGGGCCGCAGTCGGCGCCGGTTCCCGATCCCCATCGGTTGTCCTGCGGGCGGCGGCCGCAACCCCAAGCGCTATCCTTTCTTCGGTTTCCACGGCGTGTACCTCGCCGAGGGTTCCCCAGTCGAAACGGTGGTGGCGTTGGAGATGAGCTCCGTCACCTTCTTGGCCTCGATTCCTGCCCCCAACAGTGACAGCTTGAGCTTGTCCGTGTCAACCTTTCTCGTCACCCGGCCCGCGGTCGCGGCGTACGTTCCCAGTTCCCCGCCGTCGATCTTGCCGACCCCGAGCTCCTCGAAGATCTGCACGACCCGGGCCTGGACCTCGGTCTTCATCTTCTTGAGCCGGTCCTCGTCCCTGCGCAGCGTGTCCCGGAGCTGCATCAGCCCCTTGACCTCGTTCTGTAGGGCCGCGTTCCCAATCTCTGCCAGTGCCGTCTCGCCTTCCATGTCACACCTCCTCTACCACACTCTCGGTAAGCAGCGCCGCAAGATCTGATACAGCCAACGCCACCTCCGTCATGTCCTCGCGGACATCGAGGATCTTGTCGAGCGCCTCCGTAAGCTTGCTTTCAGAGACCTTGATTGTAATCTCGTCTTCCATCTCACGCCTCCCATTCCTGGATTGTCCCCCACTTGAACCCCCACTCGCAGTCCACCTTGAGCGGGACTCTCAACTCGACCGCGCTCTCCATCACCCGCTTCGCCTCGGCGATGAACTGGGGCAGGATCTCGAGCGAGACCTCGCTCACGATCTCGTCATGCACCTGCAGCAGCGGGCGGCAGTTCGTGTCCCAGTCCTGGAACGTCTTGTAGACCGGGAGCAGGTCCCGCATCGCGACCTTCATCACGCCAGCCGCGCCGCCCTGGATCTTCATCGAGCCCGCCTGCCGTTCGCCGGCCGCTCTCACTCTCTTGATCGCGCTCTTCATCTCGGGGATGCGACGGATGCGGCCGAAGAGATCGGAGACGTAACCCTGGCGACGGGCCTCGGCGTACGTGTTCTGGAAGTAGACCTTCACTCCCGGGTAGACCCCGAACCAGTCGTCGATCAGCTGCTTGCACTTGGTCAGGTTCCAGCCCTCGCAGCCGGCCAGGATCAGCTGGTCGAGGAGACCCTCGGGCGTGAGACCGTACAGGATCCCGAACCCGATGCGCTTGGCCGGGTAGCGGTGCTTCTTGTCGTCCAGGCGATCGATCGGGAGACCGAACACCTTGCTCGCCGTCGCGGCGTGGATGTCGAGATCGTTCTCGAAGACCTCGATCATGTTCCCGTCCTGGCTCTCGTGCGCGGCGATCCGCATCTCGATCTGCGAGTAGTCGATGCAGACCAGCGCACTCCCCTCGTCGGCGATGAAGCAGTCCCGGATCTGGCGCCCGAGCTCGGTGCGGGTCGGGACCTGCTGCAGGTTCGGGTTCGCCGAGGAGAGACGGCCGGTGTTCGTTCGCGTCGTCCGGAACGAGGTGTGGATCCGGTCGTTCTTGTCCGCCTTCCCCGGCAGCTTGTCCGCGAAGGCGTTCTTGATCTTGCTCAGGCTACGGTACTCGAGAAGGAGTTCGATCACCGGGTGCTTGCCGATCAGCGCCTGCAGGGCCTCGGCGTCGGTGGACATCTCCCCGGTCGGTGTCGTCTTCGCGGGCTTGAGACCACAGTGGAGGAGGATCTGCTGGACCTGCTTCGGGGAAGCGGGGTTGGTCCGGCACTTCATCAGCTTGTCGATCTCGTTGCAGATATCGTCGAGCCGCTCGCCACAGGAGACCGAGAGCGCCAAGAGCCCCCTCTTGTCCACCCGGATCCCGGCCTTCTCCATCTCAAGGACGAAGGGCAGGACCGCCATGTCGAGCTGGAACGACTTCGAGAGCCCCATCTTGTCGATCTGGCCCCGGATCACGAGCCAGACACGGAGAGTGGCGTCGGCATCGCGCGCAGAGTACTGAATGAACTCGTCTTGCGGGATGTCCGAGAGATCGACCTCGGGAAAGGGACCGGCCAGCCCCTCAAGGAACGCCCTGGAGGCCCCGTCCAGCTTGAACCAGCGCTCGACTGGGTCTACGTCCTGTTTCGTGGTAAAGTCCCCCAGAATCCGTTGAATGCGTTTCTGGGCCCCGTGGGGCTGCTTGGTCCGCCAGTGGCCGCCGTCGGTCCCGAGAACCTGCTCCTTGCCCGTGCGCTTGGTCTCTTTCCGGACGAACCGGCGCCCGTCGCAGGTACCGCAGCCCTTTGCCGTCTCCGCAGACTTCGAGGTGCAGGTGGGACAGGGCTCGGCCAGCTTGTGCCTCTTGGTACAGGGCTTCGTGACCTCAGCGACGATCCACTCCATCTTGGGCTTGGGATCCCAGATCGTCTCCGGGGGCGGGGGCGGGCAAGGGAAGCAGGAGGCGACGGCGAGGAACTGGGTCGCCTTCTCGTGCTGCACTCCCCGGATCATGTCCTGGTAGGAGCTCATTCTCATGTCGCAGAGGCGGTAGGCGAGCGCCTTGAGGCCTTGGGGGAGGGTCTGGAGCTGGTAGGCGCCGACCATCGAATCGACGGTGTGCGCGGGCTCGATCCCCATCTTGAGCAACATCGGGAGATCGTAGGCGGCGAAGTGGAGGACGGTCAGGACTTGGTCCTCGTTGACGAGGTCGTGTACCGCCTGGAGGAGGTTGGTCTGCTCCTGCATGATAACGATCGCGCTGCCGGGGACCGCAGACAGGGACAGGCACTGGGGGCTGCCGTCCCAGTGAGCCTCTGTGTCGATGGACACGATGCCGGTCTCTCGGGCCTGGAGGGCGTGCTCGAGGAACGTGTACGCCTCGGGGCTGTCCTCCGAGACGGCGAGGTACATGTTCTCCTCTTTGATCTGCGCTTCCCGTGGCTTGAGATCGCCCCGGACAACGGCCGCGAGGGCGGCGAAGTCTTCCTGGATCCGCCCCATGCGGGGGGTCTCGTGGAGACCGAGGGCGGGGTGGTACATCGGGACCAGCTTGACGTTGTCCAGGGGAGCGACCCCGATCTCGTCCAGGATCTCCTGCTGGACGACGTCCCTGGCCCAGAGCGGGATCCCGTGCTGCATCTCGACGTCGTAGTCCGGGCCCATGAGAGCGCGGCCGGCCACGGCGCCCATGACCCCGAGCGCGAGGGCCTTGCACTGCTGGAGCTCCTCGACGAGCCACCGCCGACAGGCCTGGATCTCGACCGGGCCGGGGTTGCGGTTCATCGGGGGCTTGCAGCGCACGGTGTTGGTGACGTAACAGCGGCTGCGATCGAGACCGGCGTCGGAGAGGTACTTGTTCAGCTCCTGGCCGGCCTGACCCACGAACGGCTTGCCCTTCTTGTCCTCGTGATAGCCGGGCGCTTCCCCGATCAGGAAGACGGGGGAGGTGATGTCCCCTTGGCCGGGAACGGGGGCGGTGGCCCCTTTGCGCAGAGTGCATTCGGAACAGTCAATGAGTCTCACCGTATTCTCCTATCGCGTCTTGGCGTCCCTTCTCGAACCCCGTCTCCTCCCCTTCCTCATGCCCTACCTCGTACCCGTGATCGTAGCCGTCCTTGTAGCCGCCGACGAGCACGGCTACCGCGCCCTGGATCGCGCGAAAGTATTGGGCAACTACGAGGACACCGTGCTTGCAGGCGAAATTGCGGCCCTCAATCGCGCGGTTGTACTGATCCACAGCAGCGACCGCTTCCGGCGTGAGTTTCTCTTTGCCGTCCAATACGATCTGGTAGTCCGACAGCAGTTTCATTCCGGTCTCCTTATCGCCTCGTGGACTCGTTCTGCGGTAGTCTTGCCGACGCCCTTCACCGATGCCCAGGCCGCGGGCGTTGCGTTGACCATCCCGTGGACGGTCGCGAACCTCGCCTCCGCCGCCCCCGACCGCTCGAAGCCGATGCCGGGGAGCTCGGCCGCCACCCGCCGCCGGAGCGAGGGCTTGGACAGCATCGCGGTCGGGAATCGCTCGCGGCGCACGTCCTTGTGGCTGCGGTGGGATCGCCAGTCCCGGTTCCACCAGCGGTGGATCGCCCGGAGAAACTGGGCGGTTTCTCTCAAACCCGATGTCGTAACAACTATTGCTCCAGCACAAACCTGTAACGAGTTTACCATAGCAATGAGATCGGAGCCGAGCACGTTGTCCATTCCCTTGGGGGTCGCCCACCGGGGCCCCTTGCGCATCTCGAGAGAGTCGTCCTCCGGGTTCGCGCGCCAGAGACCCTCGACGACGATGTAGACGTAATGGTAAGCGGCGAACAGTCCTGGCAGCTGGTGCGTTGAGAAGCGCCCGGAGATGGTGGAGTTGACGAAGTCCCGCACCGTCTTGCGCTCCACGCCCACGTAGACCGGAGTCTCGGGGCCCTGGCCGACGAAGGCGGCGTCCCCGAACTCGAGGTCGCAGAGCTCGGCGCCGCGCAGGTAACGGAGGAGTTCCTTGGACCCGACTCTGCGATCGAGGTAGATCATTTGCGGTCCATCTCCTGTCTCCTCGACCAGCACCTGGGACAGAGATCTGTGTTATGGTCCGGCCCCAGTTTACCTGTAGTGTCCACTTTCCAGTCCCAAGCCTTAGCCTTGCGCATTACTTCGGGATCCGTCTGTCCTGTAGGTCCGTAGCGACCACAATCTGTGCAGTACATGACCCGTCGCGTAGCAATCATTTGGGTGGGAGCTCCCCTTCGGTGGCGGCGAAGACGACGGTATAGATCTTCATCAACTCGGTCTCTACAGGCACACGGCTGCGTGCAATGTACTCGGCCAGTTCATGCAGCACCGCCCCGTGCTTTTTGTGGAACAAGGCAGCGGAGTGTGTAGCCATCCGCTGGATCGCATCCGAGTCCGGCAGTAGGAGGGCGCGGGACAGGATCGCGTATATGAGCAGGAGGTCTGCCGCGAGGCCCTGCTCGAGGGCGATGCAGTCCGTGAGCTTGGGCTCGGTCACCGCGCCACCTCCCCGTCCTCGATCACGACCGAGCACTCCTGGCCCTTGCCCACCCTCTCGAGCCAGACCTGGGCATCGGCCTCCTCGGCCATCTGCGCCACCAGAGCCAGACTCTTGTCGTCGAGCAGGCTGCCGTCGCGAATCAGGAGCACCTTGAGCTTCGGGTTCATCGCCAGCCCCATCGCCACCGAGACCCGGAGCTGCTCTGCGCTCGAGGCCTGCGCGAACGGGAGGCCGTTGAAGGTAACACCGTCGTCGCCGAGAGCAAGACCCTCGACCGGGTACTCGATCGCAGACAGGATCTCGGACTTGGTCCGGTCGCAGTCCTCGATCTCCTTGGTCTTGGCCTCGGCCGCGAGCTTGTCCCGGGAGCACTCGCCCTGGAGGGCTTCGCGTACGCGCTTCCGGCGCACGTCGAGGTTCGTCTGCTCCGCGTTCTCGATCTGTGTCGTGATCTCGGCCTCGTCCTGGTCCTCGAGATTGCAGGTAGCGAGAACCAATTCGTCTCGGCGCGCTATCGCTTGGTCGGAACGAGTCCGGGCAAGGCCAAGTGCCTCTTTGAGACGCTCGACCTCGTTCAGGGCGCCGACAGCGATCTGGTCCGCTTGATCGACATTCGCCCGAACTACGGCGTTCTCCCCGTTCACGCCCTGCCGCCGCTTCAACTCGTCCACCAGCGTCATAACCGAAACTTCTACGCTCGGCGTGTCCGGCGGCGCCTCCGGGTTCGCGTCGAGCTGCGCCCGCGTCTTCTTGGCGTCCCGGTTGTGTTCGGTGCGGGAAGCGTACGCCGCCTCCCGCCGCGCGTCGATCCCGGTGAAGTCGACCCCGAGGAGATCCTGGAGAGTTGCCCGCTGCTTGACCGGGTCCATTGCCGAGAAGGCGAGAGGGTCAAACGTGAGCTTGCCCACCAGTGCGTCCAGCATCGTTTGGGGACTCGTTTGCTTGACCCCCTCGCGGTCGCGTACCGTCAGCGTTCCTCCCTTCTCGGTGAATGTGCGGGTGACGACAACGTCGTCGAGCTCGCAGACCACTTTCCCCTTCCCGGCGCCGCGCCGCAGAGGCTCGTCGCAGATCGCGTCCTTGCCGCCGAGGGCGTAGGCGATCGAGTCCAGAGTCGAGGACTTGCCCTCGCCGTTCTCGCCGCCGACGACGACGAGGTTGCCCTCGGGGGTGATCGTGATCGCCTTCAGGCGCTTCACGTTTTCCGCTTCAAGCTTGATGATCTTCATTTGCCGCCTCCTGAGCGCTTCAAGGCCCTGTATGCCTTCTCGACCCTCTGCTCTCTCTCGTACTGCTCGCTGATCGTCGCCACCGCTTGCCTGCTCCGGAGGTGCCCCGCGTACGCCGCACAGAGATCGTCCACCCGCACCAGTCTCCTCACCAGCTCCTTCGGCAAGACGACCGTTTCGTCCCCGAGGATCCGTTTCGCGATCTCAATGCATTGTCTGCTCATTGCCAGTCCTCCTACCTAACGTCGATGTCGAGTTTCTCTCTTCCGTAGATCTTCTTGAGGACATCGCGCACCGCTAACAGGACAGCGCTCGTGTCCCCGTAAAGGCTTGTGACGAGACGCACTCGGCGCCCACCTATCGTCGCGCGAAAGGACGCATACCAAGGACGAGGCGCGTACGCCTTGTGCAGTTTCACGATTACCTTCTTCATTGCCAGTCCTCCACCTTCGTCTCCGGCATCAGGGTCGCCGCCACCATAGCGAAGTTGCAGTTCTCGCCGCTCCACTGGAACCCCCAGAGGTTCGGGTTCGGCCGCGGGGGTCCGGATCCGGTCGCGGTGACCGAGAACCCCAGCGCGGGATCGTACGCCGCGGTCAGGTTGACCTGGACGAGGTACTCGGAGTCGCCGAAGCCGGCCCGCTCCCAGTTCCCGCTCCAGTCCGAGCCCACGTACTGCTTCTTGAGCCGGTGGGTCATGATCACGTTCTTGTCGTACCGGTAGAAGGAGCGGATGAATGCCCGCATCTCGTTGTTGACCTCGGTGTACTGGGTCGGCATCACCTGCGAGAGCTTGCCGAGCCGCGCCATACGGAAGAGATCCCAGACGTCGGTCTGCGTGTCGAGCAGGATCGAGCGGACCTCGGGACTCTCGAGGGCGAGCTGGATCTTCTGCTTGAGCGTTGCCAGCAGGCCGGCGCACTCCTCGCGAGTCGTTGAGGCCAGGTTGTCGGGAATCCCGAGCGTGGTCCGGTAGATCGGCTTGTTCGCGAATTTGTGGACCACGCCCTCGGACCCGATGTCGGTGTCGAAGAACGCGATCGGGGCCGGGGCCGAGAGCCCGAACGAGCTCTTGCCGCACTTCTCATGACCGTCCACGCCCACGATCAGCCGCCGTCGCACTGTGTTACTCACTGGCTCGAAGCCTTGCAGCATCCGCCGCCTCCTTGTTTTGCAGAATCATCTCCCAGTTCTTCTCGATCTCCTCCTCGGTGAAGGAGAGCCAGTACTCCCGGTACTGGGGGGCCGGGGGCCGGTAATCGCCGTTGAGCCAGAGAACTCGCAGCAGGCAGTAGCCGGACGTGATGCCGCACATCCTCATGTAGCTCTTGATCTGGATCTGCCAGCGCCAGTTATCCAGGTCCTGCGGCATCGGCATCTTCTTCCAGGTCGCTTTGTACTCCTCGAGAACGATGCCGCGGTCGGGACAGAACCCGATCCCGTCGGGGGATCCGATGATGTTGTCGAGGGTCACTTCCTCCGGGCGTTGGCCGAGTCGATCTCCGAGGACCAGCGACAGAACGTCCTCGAACATGAACCCCGTCTCCCAGTAGTTCTCCTTCGGTGCGCCGTTTCCGCGCCCTCTGACGAGCCCGAGCTCCTTGCCCACGTATTCGAGCACGTCGGACAGGTGGAGGCCGGGAGAGCGCGGCAGGCCGCTTCCTACGGCCGGTATCACGGTGGTTTTGAGAGCGATCTCCATAGCATTCTCCTGGAAAGGTGTCGGGAGGGGGAACGCACCCAAGCACCCCCCTCCCGACTACGGCCGCTTCCCCTCGTGTCGGGAAGTCGAGCCGCCCACCCGGTCAGCCCCCTGCGGTCACGATGCCGTTGGCGTAGGTCCAGGGACCGCTCGAGAGGAAGGCATCGTCGAAAGCCAGCACCGCCGCTTGCTGTCGCTGGTTCGCGTCCGCGATCTTCTCGAAGATGGCCGCCGGCAGAGCGTTCTTGGCGATCTGCTTCTGCTGCGCCAGCACTTCCTGCACCGCCTTGGTCGTCAGAGCAGCGATGTCGTCGCCTCCCGCCGCAGCCGGAGCGGCCACCGCCGCGGGGACCGCTGCCGGAACTGCCGCCGGAACCACTGGAGCGGCAACGGGAGCCTTCGCCATCTGGGGCTGGACCACGGGAACGACTGGCGCCGGGGCCGCGACCGGGGCGACCGGAGCCGCCGTGGGCTGGGCCACCGGGGCCGCTGTCGGAACCGGGGCCCCCTGACCCGGCATCGCGATGATGCGCGACACGGAGAGCATGGTTCTGCCCTCTTTCTGGGCCAATCCCTGCCGCTTGGGCGCCGGGATCTGGTTGACGTGGCACTGGAGCCCGATCAGCACCGTGGACTTGCCCGAGTCCAGCAGGTTCGACGGGAAGCCTGCCTCGACGAGCGAGCGCAGGAAGTAAGCGCCGTTCGAGCTCGAGTTCAGCCTCGCCGCTTTGCCCACCGCCACCAACTCGGTCTGGTCCGCCGAGGGCGCCCAGTCCTTCGCCGCCCCCATCGAGAAGTGGTCCGTGGCCACCTCCCCGCCCGCCAGGGGCTGCATCTTGATCTGGAGAGCGGGAACCGCTCCCGATACCGACTTGCCGCCGTAGTCGAACGGCACGAACCTCGCGTCGACGATTGCGACATCGACGTCGTCGAGGAGTCCGGAAGACTCGACGTAACTCTCCGGGTTGAGATCAACCATTGATCTCGTCCTCCTTCTTAGGGTGTTCGTCGCCGCTCATGGGCAACGCCTGCTCCGGGAACGGGACCGTTCGCGAGAAGCGGACGGACTCCCTGAACCACTTCGGAGTCAGGTATCGATTCTGCTCCCACCACCAGGCGCCGAAGTTGCCGTCCATGATGAAGGTTTCGCAGTAATCGTCTACGGACCTCACGCCGCGGCCGGCAGCCTGTACGACCGACTGAGCGGTGAGGTAGTGCAGCAGCTCGGGGACGCGGTCGATCCGAGCCTTGAACAGGGCGTCCTGCATGTTCGGGAACGGGAGCTTGGCGACGATCTGGAACCGGCACTCGTCGTGCGGGAAGTCGTAGCCGGCCACGAGGGACGGGGAGACGAAGATCGCCGGGGGTTTCGCTCTCTTGAACTCGGCCAGGACATCGCGCGTGTTGTGCCGAGAGTTCGTGAAGAAGTGGTCCCGGAAGCGGCTCCGCTCGGCGAGGAAGTCCCGGCGCGAGTAGGCGTGGCAGTGGATGATGCCCTTGCGATCGAGACGGTTCTCGAGCACTTTGTCGATCCGCTCGCACCACTCGGACAGGTCCGCCTCCGTGGAATCGTGCCGCAGCCGGGGGCAGGAGACTGCCGTCACCCACCGCCGTTCTTTCGGGAACACTTCGGGGAACTCGCGGAAGCGCACGCTCACGTTGCCGAGCAGCTGGAGCGTGGTCGGGGAGATCGTCGCCGAGGTCATGTAGACGGAGTCCACGGGCCCGAACAGGAAGCGCTTCGTCTGCCCGGCCGTCATCGTGACCGCGCCGAACCTGACGCCCCGCTGGTCCCGCTTGAACACCCAGTCGTTGCCGACCTCGCTGCAGAGGGATTCAAGGGAGTGCAGCAGGCGGCGCAGACGGGCCGCGGATTCGAGGGCGCCAGCGGACATCGTCCCCTTCGAGAGGATCTTGGTGACGGACGCGAGCGCCTCCTCGACATCGGTGGCCGTGATCTGCGCCCAGCGTTTCCAGTTCTGAATCGTCCGGTACTTGGGCAGGTCCGCCCGCAGTGTCTTGTGCAGATCCTCCTCGGTGAGGGTCACGGTGAGGAAGTCGGCCAGCACCCGGGGGGCGTCGTGCGCCTCGTCGAGCACGAGCCGGTCCACGGGCCCGAGGCCGTCGCCGTACCGGTTCGAGTAGAGCCAGTAGGAGTAGTTCGTGACGACGATCTGGGAGCTGCGGGCTTTCTCGAGGGCGTACTGGTACGGGCAGTCCTTGCTCTCTTTGTGCGGGCAGACGAAGCCCGATCGGCAGGGGCCGTCGGCGCAGGAGACGCCGTTCACCGCCTTGCAGTTGTAGGCGTTCTGGCCCCGGATATCTGCCGCGATGCCGGCGAACTCACTCGCAAGCTGGTCTTGGAGGGCTTTGGTCGAGGTGAGGATGACGGTCCGGATCTCGGGGATCACGCGGGCCGCCGCCATGTAGATCAGGCTCTTGCCTGCCCCGGTCGGGTGAGCGTGGGCGATGACCATGTCGCCGCTCTGCTCGAGAAGGTCTCCGATTGCGGCCTCCTGGTTCGGGCGCCAGGACGTGAACTTGGCCGGGAGGCCGAGGCGGGTAGGGGATGGGATACGGAGTCTCATTTGCTCTCCAGGTCGATCTCGAAGGTGCGGGCGGTGTCCCGGAGCGTACTGAGACGCTCTGAGAGCCTCCCGGACTCGGAGTAGTCCTTTTCCCCCAGGGACTCCGAGATGTTCGTTAGGCACGCTGTAATGCCGTTCTGCAGGTACTCGGTGAGGGCTTTCCGGTTGACGGGGAGGCGGGGCTCAGTCATCGTCGTCATCCCCCTCCAGGAAGGCCTTGAACCCGAGCCAAGCAAGGAAACAGGAAGCGAGGGTCAGGACTGCCCAAGCAAACGGACTCATTTCCTGCCCTCCGGGTCGATGACGACGAGGGCGAGCCAGTTCATCACTCGCCTCCTTTGTATGTGTCCGCGAAATGGAACACGGCGCGGATGCGGCAAAGCCCAAGCTGCCGGAACAGGTGACCGGTCGGGCCGCGGAACTTGGCGGGTACCTTGGGGGCGGCGCCGATCTCTTGCATACATTTAGCGTAGGAGTAGTCGCCGCGCAGGGACTCGAAGCCGATGAAGTTGTGGGTGGTGAAGCCCATCATACGCGCCACGAGGACAGCGAGCGCAGGCGAAGAGGGGGGACAGTCAACGTGGAGCAGATTACGTGCAGGGTCGTCGTCCAGGACACCCTTCCTCGTGTACACAGGCAGTTCGGGGAAGGCGTCGTGGAGGATCTTCTCGCACGCAACCGCGTCCGCCGCGACCGCCTCGGTACAGCCAGGGACGGCGAACGTGGCCTCGTTGATGCAGATCCTGCGCTTGCCAGCGAGGGCGACGAGGGGCTCGCAGTCGAGCCCGGGCCCTTTGCCGAAGATCCATGCCTCGTTGTCAATCACAGCGGACCTCCTCCCCCGAGGGCAACAGCGCCCGGATGCCGGTCTGCTTTATCACTCTGCGGACATGCACGTTCATCGAGTCGAAGTTCGCAGCGCACGTCGGCGTCACCCAGCCCTTACCGGTGAAGCGGTCGGCGTAGGCGTACTCGCCGGCCAGGGAGTCGAACCCCACCATATGAAGGGTCTTGAAGCCTTGGCGGGAGATCTCTCGGACGGCACAGGCTGTGGAGCCCGGCTGTTGCCCTCCGAAGCGCTTCGTGATAGGGAACACGATGTCGGGCCGGCGCTCGGACAGGTACACGGGGACAGCGGGGTCCATCTCCCTCCGGAGGGTCTCCATCACACGCAGGTTGACTGTGAAGACGCCGCAGGGCTCGGGTACGACCAGCACGGCCTCGTTGACGCAGAAGCGGAAACGGTTGGCCTTGCTGAAATCGTAGGTATCTATGCTCGGTCCCTTGCCGAAGAGCCATGCCTCGCGGTCGTTCATTTCCTGCCCTCCGGGTCGATGTCGGCGATCTTCTTCGCGGTCAGGAGCCCGAGGACGAGGCCGAGGACGCAGCCGAGGGCGATGGTAGTGCAGAGGATCCCGATCATGTTCGCTCCTTCTTCGGTATCGTATCCAGAAGCGAGGTCACTTTCGCCGACGGGACCAAGGAGACGACCTGCCGCAGCTGGCCGCGGTCCACTTCCTTCCACCCTTCCCCCTTGTTGTGCTGAACGAACTGTCGGGCTTTGCGCCGCGCTTCCGCCATCTGCCGCCGTCCTTTCGCGTTCACTAAGAGGTCGTTGATTGCCGCCGCCTCAAGGATCTGGTCTTCAGGAACCTGGTCGAGGACCTGGTCCCGTTCGATGTCGTCCTTACAGATTCTGGGTCTTCGTTTCATTGCTTTTGCAGGGGAGAGGTCTCGGTCCTTCAGGAGAGCTAGTCTGCGGGAGGCTCTCCTTGACCCCTCCCCCACGACTTCTTAAAGGTAGCAGAGAGCGTGCCAGAAACCGATTGCGATATCTTGTACCCAGTACCCTCCCTCTCCTACAGAAAGGCCGAGAATCGCGCCGTTCTGTCGCGGGGACTGCGTCACCTTGCCGCGACAGTTTGGCGCTCACTCTCAGCCGACCGTCGATCTGAGGGCTTGACTCCGGACCCACCGCGGGGGCAGGATCGCCAGGGGAGGCGGCATCGTGAGAAACAGGCAGCGGAAGCCTTGGAGGAAGCGGACGTATGTTTGGACGCCGTGCAGGTGGAAAGAGTACTGCAGGGCCAAGGGGAGGAGTAGGCGGCATGGAAGACACGACCTTTGAGAGATTGGTGCTCCCGAAGCTGGGACGCATCGTGGAGATGTACGGCACCGGGGCGACCGAACAGCAGATCGCCGCCGAGATCGGGATCTCGCCGTACGCTTGGGGCAAGCTGCGGAAAGACAACGAGATGCTCAGGCAGATCTCGGAAGGGCCCAGGGCACAGGCCAACGCCCTCGTCCAGAGCGCGCTGTTCCGGCGGGCGACAGGGTACCGGTACGATGAGGAGTACTACGAGCCCGACGCCGCCGGCGACCTGCATCTGCGGAAGGTGATCAAGCGCACGCAGCCCCCGGACACCGCCGCGGCACAGTACTGGCTGAACAACAGGGACAAGGCGGAGTGGAGCGGCCGACAGCAACACGAGGTGGTAGCGGCGCCGACCACGCTG